GTGTGAATTGTGTACCCGAAGCGTACACTACTAATTATACAAGAAGCATGAAAAAAGGGGATGTTGTATCCCCTACATTTTAATTCGGTTATTCCCCAAATAGATGATGTTTAGATGTACCAGCATTATCATTGGATATGTTTCCTATACCAGTTTCTTCGGTTTCCTCTAATTCATATTCCCAATCTTCAATCACAGTATTGGAAAGCATTCTATCAGATAGAAGATCCATTTGTTCTCTTGCTATCTCTTCACTCTCTGCATCAAACCAAAAGTCTATTGCTTTACCAATCCTCAACAAATGTGGTTGAAGTTTGGGAGCAATTCTATTGACGTTATTCATCACTGCATTACCAGCAGCATCGGATACAGAACCTCTTAACCTAACGAAAACTAATGCTTTAAATCTCATCTATCTAAAAATATTGGGGTGGGAGATTGGGTTTCTGTATTACCAATAAGAGACGGGCATTACTACAGTAGTAAATTTTACATCTCTGCCTGAGACCCGACTGGTAAGTCGATTCTTCCGAAGAAGCAGCACCACCTGTGTCTCATCACCTTATCCAGCTATATGCCAGAAAGATTATTCAGTCACTCCCTGTTGAGTTCGTCAACTCAACAAATATATTATAACACATCTGAATCAGTTGTCAATAGTCATATTCATCCAATACTTCTAATGCATTATTTAAAATACGTTGGGCAGCACCTCTTTGACGATCATCCCATTCAGGATACCATGACTCATTAGCAAGACCAGCTTTCATGCTATTAAGTCTTGCCTTCATATCAATTTTTTTAAGTCTTCCGTTCATGTACTCTCTATACCTCGAATCTGGCCAAGGGCAACTAGCATATTTTTTAGGAAACAACATTGTTCTTTTCTTTAAGAATTTTCAGTTCTTTTTCTAATTTTTTAATTTTATCTTCATAATGAGAAATCATACGTTCTTGTTGTTCGTTGATTTCTTCTAGTTCATACCAAGATCTAATATGATCATAGCCCATTGAACTATTGTTTCTCTTCAGTTTTTCCTTTCTTACCTATATTATATTTTTGCTCTAGTTCCCAGTCACCTTTGTCTTTATATGATAATACTTTAATTTGATTGAGTGGTGCAATATCTGAAATTGAATCTGCCTTTACTACAGATATAAGTCCCCAATCAGCAAGAAGACGAGTAATACGATTCCTACGCTGAATGTCATTAGCAGTAAGGTTAGCGTGTTTCCCATCCAATGCAAATAGTTCCTTAAAATGAACTATAAAATATCTTCCTTGCTTATGTAAGATATGGCAACTTTGATATAATTTCTTTTCTTTTCTTGATGCTACACCAATTCTTGTTAATGTTTCTCTAACCTTTAAAAAATCATCAGGTTCATTGAGAAGCACTTCTACCATTTGGTCTTGAGACCAATTTACTTGGGGCTCCTGTGTAGAAGAAGTAGTCATTTCGATCCTCCAGTGTCAAGTCGTTGTTTAATGTAATTAATTTGTTCAGGGGTTAATATTTTCAAAGCATTAGATGCCTTTTCGTTACTATAACCATAGTATTGTTTAATGATTTCAAGATCTGTGACTTTATCCTTACGGAGCCAGGGACTGAATCTCTTCTTTTTCCTAAGTGTATTTAGATAAAATGAATATTGCATATCTTTATCTAAGAAAGAATACTTATTCATTTCATTTGCAAACATTATACAATCAAGATGTCCTGATAAACAACGATTAACAATATATGGAGGATAATTTTTAATCTCTGAAGGATCTTCTTCTATTAAGTTATTTTTATTAAAGTTGATAGAATTCAACCAATCTTTTAGTTCAGTCATCTTATAATTTGTATATGATCATCATCAGTCCAGAGTTCGACCTTATCTCTGAAGCGTCCTTCTTTTTTCAACTTCTCATATCTTTTGGTTGCTTTCTTCTTCCACCATGAAATAATATTTTCAAGATGAAACTTATCCCAATTCTGACCACGAACTAACTTATCCTGCTCACCAAGAATAACTTCACGAACATTACCATACCCATAATCAGACATATAAAATCTTTTCTTCTGAGTTAGATTAGATGCCAAATATATCGCAGCATTAAATTCTTTTAACTTATCTTGATCTTTTAGCGACTTTCTAATAATACTTATCATCTTAGTTTGTCTTTTTAACTTTTTAGATGAAGCTGTATTATCAGTTAAAGGAGTATTATTATTCCATCTAGTAAATTTATTGTGAAGACGATGAAAAACTTCCTCATGCAATAATGGAAGAAACTTACTTTCAGTTAAACCCCTAAACCTAAAGAATGGTTTTAATCCATCATACTGTGATGCAGAAGTAGTAGAACCATATAAAGATGTAGTTTCAAATAAAGCAATATCTTTTTTAAATACTTCATTCAAAGACTCTCTTGCAAAATGAGATACACACATCAATGCAAGTAACTTACCACCCAAATAATTATATCCAAAAGGCTGAGAGGGAACGATTACAAATCCCATTGCAGCATGTTTATTAAACAAAGAAAGGTCTGGTTGTTTACCAAACCAATCATTTCTTGGTTTTGAATTTATAATAGGAGATCCAAAACGAATAAATCCAACAATCTTCTGAGTTCTCTTTTCATATATCATCCAACGCAACTCTCTGCCAGGAACATTTTCTTCATTCTTCAATGAAGAAACAGCAGCAAGCATATTAACATAGTATTCCTGTGGTAATGCATTATCAAATCTACTTCCTATAAATTTAATATCAAACTCCATTTCTTCTGGAGAGATATCTTCATTTAAATATTCGTCATGTAAAGGGAATAATGGATTTGTTTTTATAATAACTTCTTTTTTTACAAATCGAAGATAATCTTCAATTGATGTAAAATGTCCAAAGTAATTAATAAACTCATCAGCAGCCCATGTGGCATCTGATTCACTAATAATCATAATTTATCTGCAATTGTAAAGCAGTATCAAAGTTAGTATAGGTCGGTGGATGAAGATTGCAATATTCATCAAAAGTAATCTTCATTTCCTTATGAGTTAGATTGCAATGTTTTGCTGCTTTTGGTAAATTCCATTTTGCCGAAAACAACATTTCCATTGCTTCTCTAGTCTCAATTCTCATTAATAAAACCGTTCATAATCATCATTGATTTGAACTTCAACAGTGTCAAAAATTCTGTTTAACGATTGAGCAAACATTCTATATCCAGATCCAACGTAGACTTGACCTGCTACTACAGAAAATGTTGCAATACCCCAAAATAGATAATAAAATCTAGATTTAACTTGATTTCTTACTTTATCTCTTGTAATGTAACTCATAATTAATCATCATGTGTGTGCTTAAGTTTACCAGACATCTCATAGGCCTCTTTGTTTCCACCGTGACCATGTGCAATACCTAGTTCATGCATTTTAGCATGTTCGTCAATAGAGTCTCTTAGATTCTTCTTACCTGCTCCAAATGTAAGGTAAATTCCGTATGCAACTAGAGCACCTAATAGTAAACCAAAGAATAAAATTAACCCCTGATCTGGTGTAAGATTTAAATGTTGAATAAGAACATCATCTTGTTTCTCCCATGTACCAGGTAAATGGTAAACTGCGGGTTTTGATAGAAAGATCATCGTGCTTTTTTCCAGTGTTCGATAAGACGCTGAAGTTCTTTAATACGTTCCTCAGCTGATTTAATTTTTTGTTTTAGATTCATTTGAATTTACATTCTACCATGATTTCTGTTAAACATGCAAGCATATTTATCTCTTGATCTGCAACAAAAGCGATTTGGTACTGATACTTAGCAAGTATGAGAACAGCAGCAGGGATGGTAGAAGGAACCAAGGAAGTGTAAAGACTATCGTAAATACGACGTAATAAAACAGAAGGATCGTTGTCCAAGTTATTGACACACCATTTACGTACTTCCGCAAAGTTCTTCTCTTTAAGGTTTTTAATGAGATCATTTACTTTTACATCACTAAAGTGTGCAAGTATACCACTATCTATCTTACCTCCAACCGAATACCTCTGACACTCATTAAGAACTCTTCTCCAATCAGGAAAGTGCTTATTGATTAATTCTGCTAAAACTTTCTTATCTGCTTCAACCCTTTCTTTCTCTAATATAGTTACTAATCTTCCGAAGAATGCTGCTGCAATTTCCTGTTTAAGTTTACCTTGAATACCAAACTCCACCACAGCACATCTCGAATGCAGGGGTTCAATGATTTTATTTTTGTAGTTGCAAGTGAAAATGAATCTGCAGTTTCCTGAGAACTCCTCAATACTCGCTCTGAGAAGGAGCTGTACGTCGGGAGTGGTATTGTCTGCTTCATCAATGATGATGACTTTATGTTTCGACTCACTCGTGAGAGATACCGTAGACGCAAAGTTCTTGGCATTATTCCTAACAGTGTCAAGAAAACGCCCTTCATCCGATCCATTAATGACATATACATCAACCCCTAATTGCTTGCAAAGTGCTTTAGCAACTGTGGTCTTACCACATCCTGCTGGCCCAGCAAGAAGTAGATTAGGCACTTCACCCTTATTTAGAAATTCTAAGAAAGTTTTCTTAGTCTGTTCTGGTAAAATACAATCTTCAATCTTTTGAGGTCGATACTTCTCAACCCACAAAAATTCATCTCTCATAATTTAGATCCAATCTGGTTTTCGGGACTCGTCACGTAGATAATTAGATGCCGCCCAAGGTTTACTGGCAATGTATCTCTTGTAAGCAGTAAAAATATCAATACTTGTATCGTATTTAAATTCGTCAGGCCCTGCAAATGCAAATGATTCCACCATAGAATAACATGTAATGACTTCTTTTGCAAACTTATGAAAAGTTTTCTTTGCATCAAATAATGCTTTATGGCATCCATGTAATTTACCATAACGATGAGTATATTCATCAGATAAAGCACATCCATGCTGAATCAACCATGCTGTATTGTATATACTAGCACCTGCCCACTGGGTACAAGGATGGTTTCTGAATGCACCCTTAGAGGTCTTGTAGGAAGTCCCATCCTTCTTCTTGACTAAATCATCACCCCAGTCATAATACCAATGAGAGAAGACAATAGAGAGCATTTGACATGTCTCTAATGGCATCTTGACCACATGCTTGTCAGGCAATACTTTTGCCGACTTGTGAGGATCCCAATCAGTTACAAAGATATTCATTCAGATGATCTCCACTCTTTTCTCATATTAACATAAGTATCACTTTTTGCGACAATATTTCTCATTTTCTTAAAGATTCCTGCAGATTGTGCATACTTACTAGTAGCATGATCTGGTTCTTGTGGTCTTACATTACCTTCACTATCATACTTCTTACCGTCATTGTGATTAGCATATCTTCTGGCACGAGTAAATCCCATCTCAAGAAATTTACGACACATATCCATACCTATAAAATCCTGTTTAGATCTATAGTTTTCATACATGGAATAAATTTTATTACAAGATACTAGTGCCTCGTTAGGAGTCTTGAATCTCCAATGAGCACAAATATCGTTAGTATAAGGGCGTACCAATAGAACTCCTTGTTCTCCCCTTCCAATACGATAAAGTTTACGAGTCTCCTCGTCTGAAAAGTCAAGTGTCTTGTAATCGAGGTCATAATTAAATTCCTTCATAGTGATCTGTCACATTTCCACATGTTAACATGGATAGTTTGGAAGCGTATCTTTAAATATTCTATCGCTGCCAATGGG